CGAAGAAGCAGCGCAAGAAGTTCACAGCGCAGAAGGGAGAGATGAAGTTGATCTCCGTGAAGGACGCGCAGGACAACGATGTGCCTGCGACCAAGAAGAACATAGAAGGTGCCAAGAAGCGACTGTCACGCTGACAGTCGGCCAGCGGCCACGAGGCCATTGAGTCCGAAGGAGACTGACATGCAGGAGTACGAGCCTTTCGAAATCGTATGGCGGAACGGCATCCAAGGAGTTATCCGTCCCGACGGGTCGTTCATGCCGATCATCATGGGTGCAGCACCCGATGGCGATGATGGCGACGATGGTGATGACGGCAACGACAACGACTCGGACGATGATGACGAGGATGACGACGACGCCGATGATGGTGCCGACGACATCAAGGATCCGAAGGCCAAGATCCATTCGCTGACCGAAGCGAATGCACGGCTCGCACGCAAGCTCGAGAAGAAGGACGGCACGATCTCCGACATGGAGAAGCGTCTGAAGCAGATCGAGGACAAGGACAAGGATGAAGTCACCAAGAAGGGTGAGGAGCTCGAGAGCACGCAGAAGGAGCTGACGGATCTCCAAGCGCAGTACAGGGAACTGGAGATCGAGAACGTGCTGCTCAGCGACGACAACATCGTTCACCTGTCGGCACGGCGACGCAAGATGATCATCCGCGAAGTGTTGCCGGATCTGGAAGTTGAGGACGACGGCGACAGCAACCTGCAAGAGCTTCTGGAGAAGCTGGAGAAGGATGATCCCGGGCTGTTCGACAATGGTGACAAGGATGACGATGACAGCAAGGATGATGCTGACACGTCAGCCACGCGTCGTCCGAAGACGAAGACCGCACCCACTGGAAACCGCAAGAAGAAGGACAAAGGCAATCAAGCGACGGAAGACGCGAGGATCAGGAACAAGTTCTCCGCTATCCGTCGATGACACGTGTCACAGATTGCGACAGGAGCTCATGTACGATGTGCGTCATCGGGGTCATCGCCTGCGGCAGACCCGCCAGCGGCAAGCTCGTCCGGTTGCACCGACGAGAGTCCATGTTGGCAGAGGTGAGCAGAAGGAGGCGATCGTAAGTGCCAAGGTTCGACAAAGTCGAACCACTCGGCGGATCGTTCCGGGCGAAGCTGAATGCGGACTGGGCAGGTGCCGACGGAGCGGCCATCGCAGTTGGAGTCAACTCCAGCGGCAAGGTCGTGGTCGGACAAGGCAACTGTGGCATCCTTGGTGTCGTGGTGTTGGTCGTCAACCACAAGAAGGCTGGCGACGTGATCGACGTCATGACAGATGGTGAGATCCTCGAGATGACGGGTCTCACCGCTGGTACGGCGATCACAGCCGATACCACCACTGGGGTGCTCGGTGTCACTGCCGCAGACGCGACGCACATCCGGGTCGGTCACACGATTGAAGCCGACAGGCTCGTCGTCAGGGCGCGGAGGTGATGATGGACTCAACGTTGCACGTCGCACGCAACCAGAAGCTCATCGTCCCCGCCAAGGCGCTCTTGCGTGCAGACGCAGACGAGTTGCAACACCTGAAGAACCTGGGATTCATCCCCGGCTTGGAAGGTGGAGCGGAAGGCTTCAGTCAGGGTGGAGACGTCATCACGGCCACGCTCGATGGGCGCGACCTGAACGACGTCTGGGCAGAGTACGTCCGTGCTCTGCAGTTGTACAACGCACAGCGAGACCGCTTGACGGCGCAGTTGATCTTCCCCGTGAGCAAGATCATCGAGGACGTCATGCAAGGTGGAGACACCGTCAACTTCGAGGAAGCTTCGGAGTTCGGTGTTCCTCGCGGTGTGCGAACCGCACTCCCGACGTACTTCTCACTTGGATACAGCTTCAAGTGGTGGGACATCGGACTGCGGTTCACCTGGGAATACCTCGCCGAGAGCGAGTCAACACAGGTGGACGCGCTGAACAACGAGATCCTGGAAGCTGACAACCGCAACGTCTTCACGGAAGTGCTGAAGGCGGTCTTCAACAACACCACGCGGGTCGCGACCATCAAGGGTCAGAACTTCAACGTGTTCCCGCTGTACAACGGAGACAGCACCGTGCCTCCGCGCTACAAGAACACGATCCATGCTGCACCCCACACGCACTACCTGACGTCGGGTGCAGCGACGGTCGACCCTGGTGACCTGACGGGAACCGGATCGGTCGAGGAACACCTGAAGCACCACGGTTATGGTTGGCAGCAAGGGACGGCGATGTTGCTGCTCGTGAACTCTGCGCAGATGGCAACGATCCGCACGTTCCGAGCAGGTGTGTCAGGAGCGGAGTTCGACTTCATCTCCGCTCAGGGCATCCCGGATTGGGCGTTGACGACAGCGGACATCGCTGCTCAGCTCGATCGCCCAGCGGCTGCGCCGCCCAACTCGTTCCGTGGGATGCAAGTGCAAGGTCGGTACGGTCCTTGGCTCGTGATCGAGGAAGACCTGATCCCTGTTGGCTACTTGCTCGGACTCGCCTCTGGCGGAGAAGAGAACGCAGCCAACGTCGTCGGTCTCCGCGAACACACCAACGCCGGACTGCGCGGTCTGCGGCTCGTGAAGGGTCCGCAGCCGGACTACCCGCTCGTCGAGAGCTACTACCAGCGTGGCTTCGGCACAGGTGTCCGTCAGCGTGGTGCAGCGGCAGTGATGAAGATCACCGCAGGCGCGTACTCAATCCCGACTGGGCTGACGTACTAGGAGGTGGAGTGAATGTCGATCAACATCAACGAGAAGATCGCGAACGGTGAGACCTTGTCAGACGACGAGATCAAGTACGCGGTCGAACGTGGCATGGCGCTCCCCGACGAGTACGACGTTCAGGTGGGAACCGTGCAGTCGGCGATGGACCCGACCGGACGTCCGTACGAGCCGGTCGCTCAGACAGGACCCGCCTACGCCCAACCCGAACAGAACATGGGCGCAGGTGTCTTCCTCACCGAGGAGGACCTGTCGTCTCTCGACAAGGCGACGCTCGAGAAGGTCGGTGGCCTCGTTGGCGCAGACCTGAGCGGAACCAAGGCAGAGATGGTCGATCAGTTGGTCGGAGGCGGCAACGACGCTGACGACGCCGACGAAGATCAGGAGGACGGTCAGTAGCATGGCCGATGTCACTGAGGTCGCGGAGGTTCGCAAGAACACCGACGAGCCAGATGAGGACCCATACGGTGATCTGTACATCGATGGTCTCATTGACGCTCTTGGTGTTGCTGGAGCCTCCGCGACCTTGTGGCGAAAGAAGGCTGCGAGCTATGCGAAGATGGTGAACGTGCAAGAAGCAGGGAGCTCGCATGCTTTCAGCGACCTACTGAAGAACGCACTTCAGATGGTCGATGTTTGGCAGTCTTCGTCCGACGCGGAAGCCGAGATCGCAGGTGCGAGTGGTCGCGCCGTCGTGAAGGTGATCATCCGTGACGATGACATCTGACCTGCACGACTTTCAGACCGAGAACTTCATCTCGGTTGATCCTGTTCAGATGGTCTTCCACCGACAGGTGCTTGTCCCCGACGGTGCAGGTGGAAAGCGTGTGGCGAGTCACTCCGACCTTCTCCAGCAGCGCGTAAGGGTGATTGGCCAGACGCAGGTGCGCACGCTCGTCACGCCTGACGGTCGTCAGGTGACACTTGACAAGGTGCTTATCGGGACACGCGGCATGGACGTGCAAGCGGGCGACGAGTGGGAGTGGAAAGGCGACACGTACGAAGTCGTTCATGTGCAGCGCGATCCCGGATGGCGCGTGCTTGCCGAGTCAACGAAGCGCGGAGCGGTGTGATGGCTGGAGCGACCCGCCTCGTCATCACGTCGGACACGTTGACCACCGGACTGAAGGAGTTCCCCGAGAAGGTTGACCGTGCGGTCTCGTCGTCGATGGACTACTTCGCACCGCGCATCGAAGCGACCGCACGTTCCAACGCTCCATGGCAGGACCAGACAGGGAACGCGAGAAACCTGCTCGCTGCACGAACGGAGCATGCACCTGGGACGTATCACGCGATCATCTTGTCGCATGGTGTTCCTTACGGCATCTGGCTGGAAGTTCGATTCGAGGGACGGTACGCGATCGTCACTCCGACCATTCAAGAGCAGGGACCGATCGTGATGGCTTTCATGAGCCGTCTGTTCGCGAGGATGTGACATGGTTGACTGGCGCACATGGGTCTATGACAAGCTGGTGTCAGAAACGGCTGTCACGACGCTTGTACCTGCACCGCGCATCTTCAGCACGCTCAGCGTTGACGACACGCCTGATGACAAGCCGTTCATCGTCATCCGCATGGGGACAGACCGTGACGAACTTGCGCAAGAGGATGAAGGACACAGCGCAGGCTCTCACGAATGCGCCATCTGGGTTCACGATGACCCCATCGGTTACACAGGGATCGATGCAGTGATCGAGGCGATCAAGGATTCCATGCGTGATGTTGACGGTCAAGACGTCATCGCTGCGCGGTGGAACGGAGACAGCGGCGACCTTGCCGATGATCTTCGCGGCACGGTTGTCCGCACGACGAACTTCCGATTGGTTGGAAGGAGGTAGCAGATGTTCGTTCAGTACGTAGGTCCGTCAGACGTCCGCACGATCACGGCGGATGACTGGAAGACAGTCGACGAAGGACGAGGTGGTCCCGTCGAGAACGACACGGTGACATGGGACGATGACAACCTGTTCATCGCGGAAGTGACTGACGCAGCCGGAGAGTGGTTGGTCCGTTACGACCCGGAGTTCAAGGTTGCACCGCCAGCCGCAGTCGAGGAACAACTCGAGGAGGAAGCGGAAGAGATCCTCGAGGAAGAAGAAGCAGCCGCAGAGGAAGCAGAAGCATGATGGAACTTCGTTGCGAGCACACCATGCACGGCATCGTCGAGGAGAACGTTCTCGAAGTCAAGTGCAAGAACAACCTGTGTGGCGCTCGCAGCGGAGTGATCGTGCTGCATCGCTTCGACATCACGACAGGAACGCTTCTGTCAACCAACAAGTACAAGGATCCCATGAAGAAGGAGGTGAAAGCTAGTGGCTCTCGCAACCAACTCACTGCCGTTCGGACTGCGTGACGTCAAGCTGCGTGCTCTCGACGCACTTGGGGAAAGCCCTGGTGCATCGGTAGACCTGCCAGCAGGTCGCACGTTGACGTTCGCTGAAGCCGAGGACTTCGAGGAACTGCGCGGTGATGACATCGTCGTCGCTTCGCACGGAGCAGGTCCTGCGGTCGAGTGGAACTTGGAGTCGGGTGGTATCTCGCTCGATGCATACAAGTTGCTCGCAGGCGGGACAGTGACGACGACAGGTGTTACACCGAACCTGAAGAAGACCTATGCCAAGAAAGGCACGGACGCTCGTCCGTACGTGCAGATCGAGGGACAGGTCATCTCAGACAGCGGTGGTGACATGCACGCCGTCATCTACAAGGCGAAGGTGGACGGTTCGATCGGTGGAGAGTTCGCAGACGGTCAGTTCTGGTTGACCGGAGCGGACGGACACGGATTCCCGAACGCAGCCGACAAGCTGTACGACTTCGTCCAGAACGAAACCGCAGTTGCCATCACGTAAGACAGGAGAACACGATGGAGCCCACTGAGGCCACAACCGCAAGCGAATGGAAGCGGGGACAAGGAAGACCCTGTCGCGTTCGCAGCGGCAACATCGCACTAGTCCGACCCTTCGACCCAGCTGTGTTCCTGTCGTCGGGTCGCGTCCCAAACCTTCTGCTCCCGATGCTCGAGGACATGCTCAAGCATCACGACGGCGGAAAGCGAATCGAGGTTGACAGCATGGCTCGTGTCGAAGCAGCGATGGACCTGATCGACGCAGTCGTTGTGGAGTACACGGCAGAGCCGCAGGTGTATCCCGTTCCGACGGGCTGTCAGCAGTGTCAACGAACGCTCGTTGAGCATGACGAACAAGATCATGACTTCGTACCGACACCGCGTGACCCCGACAAGCTGTACGTCGACCAGATCGACATGGATGACAAGATCGACGTCTACGAGTTCGCGCTGTCGGAGGCTGCGCCACTCATTCCGTTTCCTGAAGAACCTGAGAGAAGTGTGGACGCTGTACAACGTGGCGAAGGAACTGACGACACGACCGAGCGACCTGTTCGGAGTGCGTGATCCGTATGCGCGGTTCGTCTTCGATGAGTGCGTCGTCTTCGTTGGTGGATACGTGTCGAACGAGTTGCAGAACGTCAAGGGCAAGAAG